GCAACGAGCGGGGTTGAGGATTCCATCGATGAAAAGGTAGGCCAGTCTGTTGACTCAAAAATCCAGGATATACTCAATGACGACGAGGTTGCCGCAACCGATGAGGAGGCGGAGGAAATGCTGAATGAGATTTTCGGAGACTGACTTCGGAATTTCACAATAAATAATATTATTCCAAAAGGAGGAAAAATGAAATGAGTTATGACACAAGCAAGTTCTCAAAATTAGGACAGCTCAAGCTCTTAGCCGAGATGGCTAAGAAAGCGGACGACGCCCTTGATACAAGGGTGAAGACATTGGAGGATGTAGGTGCGCAGGCCAACGTGATTGAGGCTGTCAAGGTCAACGGTACTGCTTTGGACGTTGCGGACAAGGCCGTCGATGTAACTGTTCCAACAAAGGTTTCAGACCTTGAAAATGACAAAAAATACCAGACAGACACAGATGTTGATGCATCAATCAATGCAAAGGTTTCATCAACCTACAAGGCTGCAGGTTCAACCACTTTTGCAGAGCTTCCAGCACTTGAGGAGGCAAACCTTGGCAAGGTTTACAATGTCACGGATGCATTCACAACAACAGACGATTTTGTGGAGGGCAAAGGACAGAAGTACCCTGCCGGCACAAACGTGGCAATCGTTCTCTCGGGAGATGAATACAAATACGATGCGCTTGCAGGCTTCGTAGACCTCAGCGGTTATGTTGAGAAGGAGGAAGGCAAGAGCCTTGTATCGGACACGGAGATTGCAAAGCTCTCAGGAGTTTCAGAGAGTGCAAACAAGACCGAGGCATCCGAGACAAATGGAAACATCAAGGTTGACGGCGAAGAGGTCAATGTATACAAGGAGCCAGACGACGTGCTACACGGCGAGGTTGCCACTGACGACGAAGTCAAGGAGATGCTGGAGGATGTCTTTGGAACATCCGGGGAATAGCCCTTTAACGGTATTCACATCAGGCACTGGGGCTCATTATGAGGGCTCCACGTGCCATAGAGAAAGGGGCTGTTGATTATGGACAAATTTAGCACCTTTGGACAGCTTAAGTTAGCCGCCCAAAGTATGAAGAACAAAATAGGGGACATAGTCGGTACTGTTGCAGAAGCCCTCGAAGAGATTGCGGAGGCTATACCTGATTACTCAGTCGCAACAAAGTCAAGCGACGGGCTTGAATCAGCTTCTGACAAGGCTAAGCTTGACGGGCTTCTTACTGGCGAGGAGTACGAGTATGACGGAAAAGACCAGGACCTTGCGGTCAACATACTTGCAAACTACCTCCAGCATACAGTCCCAGTACTCCAAAAAGGCACCGTCACCTTGAAAAGCACAGTGAAATTCCCGTTCAACAACAGCATCCAGACAGTCGCCTTAAGCCAGTACCCAGGCACCACCAATTATGTCGTACTTACACAGGTTGAGGGCTTCACAGGACATATGGTTGGAGACATAGAGGTTACAGGCAAGGCACTAAACGGATTCAAGATTGCCTATACCGGCTCCGCAACATCCGTGACAGTCGGTTACGTTGTAATGTATGCCGAGTGGAAATAGCGGGATGGAGGGCATGGCATGGACGAGGAACTAAGGAAGCAGGCACTGCGTGAGGAGCTGAAACGCAGGAACAGGGGAAGGCAGATGGTTACGGCAAAGTACACCCCGAAATACCCAGAGGGGGCGGAGAGGGAGTACCTGCGGCTCGTCAGCAAATACATGACGGAAGAGAGGGATGTCATAACCGCCCATATACCGGAGCTGAAGCGGATTATCAGCTACGGCACGGAGCTCAACACCGACTCGAAGGAATCAGGGTCGGACAAGAATAAAAAGAAGCGAAGGGCAAAAAGGCTCGCTTCGATGGGCATGGCTGCGGGCGAGATAGACCGCCTCTTTGAAAGCATAGAGAGACAGTTGGAGAGCGCCTTTGGCCTGTACAAGCTCAGGGAAGGGCTTGAGAAAATAGCAGGCCTCAACCACAGGCTGACAACCGAGGAGTGGCGAAAGACAGTCAACAGGACACTCGGTATCGACATCTTCGGTGACTACTACTCTGGGGGCAGATACAGGGAGATGCTGGATGTATGGATATCCGACAACGTGGACCTTATCAGCACCATGCCAAAGGAGTCCCTGGCAAGGATGAAGGAGCTGGTCTATGACAACTATATGGCGGGGGAGACCGCCACCGACATAGTGAAGGCCATGCAGGACGAGTTCGGCATGTCAAAGAGCCACGCCAGGATGGTGGCAAGGGACCAGAACGCAAAGCTTAACGCACGGATAACCAGGGAGCAGCACAGGGAGGCGGGCATCGAGAGCTACGTGTGGCGCACATGCCACGACGAGCGAGTCAGGGACTGCCACAATTCATTCGACGGGCAGACATTCAGGTATGATGACCCACCTGAAATATGGTACAGCACCAAGAACGGCATAGTCTACACGGGGAGGCACTGCAACCCAGGGGAGGACTACCAGTGCAGGTGCGTGGCGAGCCCCGTAATCAATTTAGACAAGGTGGATTTGCCGACGTAAATCCAGAATGGGAGGCGGAATAATATTGAAAATAAGGACGGACAGCATATCGGTTGACCAGACATATTATACGGATGAAGGTTACCTTATAGACCATCCGGTAGTAACCACATGCGGTATATTTGAGTACAGGAATGAAGATGGGAGCGCCAGAAGGGAGCTGCGGCTTCCAGAATACGTGTTTGACGAGAAATCGCTTGCAAGCTACAAGGGGAAGCCGATAATCATCACGCATGATGCGGGAGAGGTGGACAAGGAGAATGTCCGCAGGGAGCAGATAGGAACCATCATGAGCGAGGGGTACAGGGACGGTGAAAACGTCAGATGCGAGATAATAATCCACGATACAAACGCATTAAAGAAATGCGGGCTTAAAGAGTTGTCGCTGGGTTACAGCCTTGATACCGACGACACCCCGGGGGTATACAAGGGGGAGAAATACGACTGCATACAGAAGAACATAGAAATCAACCACCTAGCGCTTGTCGCGGAAGCCAGGGCGGGGGAGACCGCAAGGCTCAACATAGACGGCAGAGACGGTGAAGGTGATGATATACAAATATTAAAAGGAGGCAAACTGATTATGTACAAGCAAAACAAAAAAGGCCAGAGGTCTGACGGTGATGATTTTGGTTTGACACCGGAAGAGCTTGAAGCCGCAGTGGCCTTATACAAGGCACAGATGGCTGCCAGTCAGGCAGCAGGCGAAGGGGCGGATGGCGAGGGCGATGAGCCAGCCACAGAACCTGATGAGACGGGCAATGGCGGGAAGGCGCCAATTGACCAGGTAAGGGAGAACATCGACCGCAGGGACTCCGAAGGCGAGGGGATGTCACCCGAAGATATCATTGCCGAGCAGAAGGCGGATTTAAACACCCTGTTGGAGGAGATTGACAAGCTCCAGGCTTCCAATGATATGAATGGGGACGAGGGAGATGACGACAATCCCGGCTGTAAAGGAACCACTGCATCAGGGGAAGAAAATTCTGATGAGGAAAACCCTGGGAACCCCACAAGCGGAGGTGGAGAATCAGGGGAGGAAAAAGACAAGGGGGTAAATATGGATTCCGTAGACAGAATCGTTCAGGACCGTTTGGATGTGTGCAGAATGGCGGACAAACTCAACCTTGACGGTGTAGAGAAACTCTCTGTAACAGAAGGAAGAAAGCGTATCATCAAGGCAGTCAATCCAAAGATTAACCTCGACGGAAAGAGCAACAGCTACATCAATGCCGCTTATGATATTGCAAAGCAGTCCTTCCAAGAGAGAAGGAGCACTGACGACCAACGGCAGAAGATGGTGACAAACAAAGTCCGTAAGGATGCGAAAGAGGAAAGCAATTCCAATTCCGCCCGTAAGAATATGATTTCAAGAATGACAGGAGGTAATAAGTGATGAGCATGGCTGCACAGACAAGTTATGGATTCAGCTTTCCCAAGGGGGTGGCTGGAGGGCTGTTTGATTTATCAGCCCATGAAGTATCTACAAGGCAGGCAGAAGGGACGGGGATTTCCTTTGGCATCGGTGTCGTAGTTGGGACAAACAAAGGCACTGACGTTGCCATTCCAACTTCTTCTGCTGTTGCCGCAGATTTTGAAGGGGTTGTTGTACACAATTCCGTAATGGTTGAGATGGATATGACCGGAAAGGTTGGCATTGATGACAAGAGAACCGTCGGCTGCCTGCACCATGGCAAAATCTGGGTAAAGACAGGTAAAGACGCTGCACCAGCATACAAGGAAAAGGTGTATCTGATTACCGACGGAGAAGAAGCGGGGCTGTTCACCACGTCGGCTGACAGCTCAACCAAGGTGGAATTGAATGCGGTTTACCTTGGCGTGACTGATGACGGCATTGCAAATGCAGAGTTTTTCCCTGCTGGTGCAAAAACTGAATAAGGAGGGACACATCAATGAAGGATTTTAACATGGATGATTACAGCGCATTAAAGGGTTCCACACTCGTGAAAGGGCTTGCGGGAAGCGAGAACCTTCGCTTCGACAGCGTTGAATCGGCAACAGTATTTTTTGCAAGGGAGCTTGACCAGGTAAAGACAAAGACGTATGACAAGCAGTACCCCGAGCTTTCAGCCCTGGCATACTTCCCTATTACCTCGGAGGTAAACGAGGGGGCGGAGACAACCACATACTACAGTTATGACATTACAGGCATGGCTGCGGTTATCAACAATTATGCAACCGACCTTCCAAGAGTGGATGTACAGGGCGAATCCCATACCGCATCCATTAAGTCCATTGGCGACAGCTACGGATACAATGTGCAGGAAATGAGGGCGTCACGTATGGCTGGAAAGTCATTGGATGCAAGAAAGGGAGCGGCGGCAAGAAGGGCATCCGACTATATGGTGAACAAGATTGCCTTTGCCGGTGACAAGAAGAACAACCTTGTCGGTATCTTCTCCGATGAGAATGATATTCCCCTTTATACACTGTCCGAGGTAGAGGTTGACGGCGTAAAGTACACTGACTGGGCTCACAAGACTGCGGACCAGATTTTGGATGACATCAACGGCATGCAGAAGTTCATTGACAAGATTACAATGTCAATCGAAAAGCCTGATACATTGGCGCTCCCGTCATACATTTACATGGACCTTGCCACAAGAAGGATTCCTGATACAGAGACAACGGTCCTCAGCTTCATCAAGGAGCACGCCCCTTACCTTAAGAATTTCGAGAGTATGGCGGAATTACAGGATACTGCGACGGACATCAACACATCTGGAAAGAACGTTGCATTTATGTACACGAAGGACCCTGACAAGTTCAGCCTTGAAATCCCGCTTCCATTCTACCAGTATCCACTACAGGTACAGAAGTTGGAGACGGAGATTCCCTGTGAGACAAGGACAGCGGGGCTTATCATTTACTATCCGTTGTCAATGCTTCTGGCATACGGAATTTAGGGAGGTGACATGATGAAGATTATCAACAAATCAAGAAAGATTATAGGTATCAACGGAGAGCCTTTTCTTCCAGGGAAGGTTATGGTTCTTGCTGACGGCATGGAGGAAAACCCATGTATTGCGGATTATCTTGCAAAGGGGATAATTGCCAATGCCGATGCAGGCGCGGCGGACGCTGAAGCCGTAAGCGAGGCTGAGAAGGCAAAAATCGAGGAGGAGGCCGTAGAGCGTTACAAGGCTCAGCAGGCTGGGCACGATGCCGAGGTGGCTGCAGTCAAGTCCATGAAGAAAAAGGACGACCTGCTTACAAAGGCCGCCGGAATGGGTATAGAGGTAGGCGACAATGACACGATTGAGGACGTGAGGGGCAAAATCCTTGAGGCACTCGGTTAACACAGGCAAAGGAGGCGGATTGACGACATGAGGCTATATAATACCGGAAACAGGGTGTTCAGAACCGCGGGGAAGAATATCGCACCGGGCGGGAGCATTGAAATTACGGAAGAGCAGGCGCAGTCGGATGTGGTGGGCATACTGGCAAGACACGGCTTCCTGAAGGTTGAAGACGCAACCGTGGCGGTGCAGAAGAAGGCTTCCAAGGCGCAGAAGGCGCAGCAGGATGAACAACAGCCGTCCGAACCCGCACAGGGGGACTTGTAATGGATGCGGCGGGAATCATCAGGCGGACTGCATCCGAGTTCGACGGTGTTG